CTAACAACACCAAGGCTTGTATCAAACGAACCACCTTCTCCACCAAAGACTGAAACAGATTTTGTATTTGGAAAATATTGTTTTGCATAAACTTTATAATCTTCCGCCGTAACACACCGTCCTTGAGAAGCATAACTTAATGGTGCGTTATATTTGATTGACTGAAGTGACTCTGGTTCTGAACCAGCAGATGCAGCTTCTACAGTTGCAACTGCAATATCAGATACACTTGCAATTGTTGCTGCATTTGTAAAGAGAGATGCTCCATTTGCAAGAGACTTATTTGAAACGACATATGTAAGTATAACAATATTACCATCTGAAAGAGCAGAACCTATAACACCATCACCAAAATAAATTTCAAATAATCCAGCTTCTACCTCTTGTAAATAATAAACATTACTAGATGCCGTTACTTGTGTTATATCTGTAGTTTTTGTATATGTTGTGGTAGTTGAGTCAGANGATGANGTTTGAACTTTNACTGTTANTGTNGTAGTGTCTGCTCTATTGTCAGTCAATAAAAATCTCTGATCAATATCAGAGCTATCCACAGTATATCTTGTTCTTATAAAAGTTCCCTCGTAGATATCTGTATTAAGAAAAGGAATACTATTACCAGTGTTTGATTTTGTGACATCTGTTATTGTTGAAAACTTGTAAGTTGTACCATCTACCGTTGTATTAAACACAGTTCCAGCAGGCATCGTTAGAGAACTATCAGTTGTGTTTAGAGTAACATCTACAATTGCTTTAGAGGCACGAGCAGATGTTGGTGTGTATCCTAAAGTTTTTGCGTGAGAAACAATACTAGACCTAAGAGATGAACTATCTAGAAACATTTCGTTTGCAAGCATATTTGCATTGAAACCTATATAATGAGTATTGTACGCAAGAACATCCAAAAGGATATTCATACCAGAACCTTCAAAATCATAGTCTGTAAATTGATCTTGAGCTTTAAGGAAAGTTTTAAGGTTAGTTTTTACCTCATCAAAATCAAATTCTGTAACTTCTAATCTTCTGTCATTTGTTGCCATTATCGTAATACCTCTAGAAATACTGTCATATCTACAAGTTCAGTAGGTGTATTCACAACAAAAAACTCTATGGTCACTTCATATTCATTACGATCTAAATTAGGTAAAGCTCGAACACCAATCAATCTTGCTCTTGGTTCAAAGTTCTCTATAACATCTTCTACTTTTCTTGCCAGAACAACAGCAGTAATAGGTGTCATATTTTCAAATAACATATCTCTTATACCAGAACCTATTTCTGGATGAAATGGTTTCTCGTAAAAGTTAGTTAATACTAAATTACGAACAGACCTTTTCACTGCTTCAATATCTGTTATTTTTTCTATATCATTTGTACCGTTTTTTCTACTAAAAAATAAATCTAAGTCTCTATATTGACGAACATTTCTAGATATGTCATTTTGAGATTGTGCATCAGTTAAAGCTGCATTTGACGTAATATTCGACATTGTGGACTCCTGTTCTATCTATTTATAACAGATAGGATTAAGTTTTCATATGATAACGCTCTGGTTTTTTCCATCCAGCCTCTTGTGCGGTTACCCGAATAAATGGTTTATTACTTTCTGTCTTTGCATTAGGATTTGGAATTGTAACCATAACTCTTTTACCTTTAGAAAAAGCTTTTAATTTATTATAAGTAATTTCTAAATGTGACCTTTCTCTTCTCATAGATTTCAATATATCTTTACGAACATTATTACGTTCACCTTTACTTGTTTGAGTTGCTCTCGATTTTTTCTTTCCCATTATAGTGTCCTTTCACTTTCACTTATGCGTATCTCATTTACTATAGCATCTATATTATTATGCCAGTGATCTAAAAATTTATATACCCTTGGATACTTTGGTTTAATGTCTAATGTTTGCCATACGAACCTCTGTAGTATATTCTCGTAATCTGGCATCCAGTAGTATATGTCTAGTGTAACTAATATTTTTTTCTTTATAATAATCATGCTTCTTCTAACTTTGCATACATCGCATCATAAGTTTGATTATATCTGTAAGAAACTACTATCGTGTGAGTCTTTTTTTCTTCTCCAGTTTTTCTATTCTTCCTTGTCTCTCTATTATACTCTCTATATTTTTCTTCTATAATAAGCTCTGTTCCCTCACCGATATTATCGCCCAAAGACCAACTGTCATAGTTATACTTATATTTCCGCCGACTCCCAGGAAGACTCACTATAGAAGCTCCTTCGGAAACAATCGTAAATTTAGATTTAAGGACGGGATTACCAGACGCCATCACACCAATTTTTTCTTTCTCTTGAGTAAATCCTAATACACCAATAATCTTAACTGGTTGTTTAGATAAAACGACAGATACACCAGAACCAGTGGAACCCAACTGATCGTAAGTAAATTTTTCCCGAATGTATCCTGTTTGATGAGCAAATCCTTTATCACTTATATTCTTTCTGGATACTGTCTCTGCTCTGGTTGTTGTTGATGTACCACCAGTTACCGTAGTCTCAACCGCCTGACTTGCTGTTGTAACTTCTTTAGTTATTGCAACACCATTTTGTACTTGAGTAACCTTCTTAGATTTTTCTGAAACCCTTAACACCCCTGCATCTGCTGTTGGTAAAGTTTTAGAAGTAGGAATAACCGCATTTGTTGCAGCGGTCTTTGCAGCTGCAAAGTCTGAATTTTCAGTGAATGTTGAAACCTCTTCAATCACTGGATCAATAGATGGTAACTTGACAGCATTTGCTTTTTGTATAATATCTCCAAGTGGAGATAACTCAAAGTTTGGAACAACTCCAGACAAAGTATCTCCTAACCCAAAAGCACTTGCTGCATCAGATACTAATGTGTCTAAACTAAAACCAGATGTAGACAGAGCATCACCAAAGTTTGCCGTTATGCTTGCAAGTAAATTTGCAGATTGTGTTGGGTCAGTTAATCCACTTAAACTTTGTAGTTGACCTTGAAGATTTACATTAGGAACACTAAACCCTTCGGGAATAAGTGATCGTAAGTCACCAGTGACACTATCTAGTTGACTTGATATTGCAGACGTTGCTGTAGAAGCAGCAGTCTCTAGATTTGCTAGTGCATCAGCCTTCGCACTCTCTAAACCAGATAGTATACTATTAAACTTCGTATTTATTGCTTGTAGATTAGATGATATTAAATCCATTTACAATGCCTCCACTGGGTCTGTTCCAGACGTTCTTGATGGTGATACTGAGTGGGTATGATCAACTTTTCCACCTTCTTTATCAACATAGTGATCGTCATCAATTTTCTCTTTGAAGTCATCAACGTAGTGGAATGTTGCAGCTGCATTATACTTGATTCCAGAAACACCAGAGATAGTCTCAGTGTAAGTTCCTGCTATAGTTCCTGTGTAAGTTCCACCAACTGTTAGCGTCATATTTACCTCTGGATTAATAACCATATTTGATACTGCTCTTATGTCAAGGTTACTACCAGACTTAACTGACATAATACCAGAGGCTGTAGAAATTTGCATATTGCTTGTACACATTATAGCCATTGTTGCATTTGAACTAAGAAACACATCTGTCTCTGCATGAAGTGTTAGATTCTTTCCAACAATATGTGTCTCGTTTCCAACTATGTTGATATCTACATCACCTTCGCCTGGACCTGCCTGACCTTCAAGAGGCCCAACATTACCTCTTACAAATCCTTTGATAAAGAAACCGTGATTACCGTTGATCTCTTCTTCAAGGTTGCCTCCAGACTCACCAGCACCAACTCTTGTTCGTAGATTCTTATGTATCTTTTGTGTGTAGTTTCCCTCTACCTCTAAATGGTAGTCTCCTTTGATAAGCTCTCGCACAGTTCCTACGGTTGTAAGGTTTACGTTTCCTTGTATCAACACATTTGAAGCACCAGCAATAATCTCATAGTTGTCACCAATAACCTTGACCACCTTTGAGCCGTCTGGATGTATTTCTTCAAAGGTTCCTGCCTTGTGTTGAGTGAATAGTCTTTCTGCGCCTGGACTGTCATCTATCTCTCGTATGTGACCAGACTCAGACTCAAAGACATGGTTAAATGGATACTGTGCAGATGTATATGGCTCTGCCGTATTTGATAGTCCTTTTGGTTCTGGCTCATCAAAAGTACCTCTTGTCTCTTGTACTGCCTCATCTGAAACAGCCTTGAGAAAAGGTTGTGTGGCTATTGGAATAGAAGTTATTCTCTGCTCTCTACGAGCAAATAGAGAATCGTGTGTTTCAGACGTTCTTCCTTGTGCAAGTCTGTTTGTATCTGGTTCTCCAACATAATGACCAGATGACATGGTGTAAGTATCACCATCCACAGGATATGGGCCATAAGCAGGATCACCTTTGTAATGATCTTGTACTGAATTTGCTCCTCTTGGATCATTGAACCCTACACTTGGATCGGCTTCATCTTCGGGAACGCCGGGCAATGTACCCATAATAACAAGTTGTTGTTTCTCTGGGTCACGAAAGAACCCAACAACCCAACTTCCCTCTACAAGAAAGGAAGGAGTGTTTCCCATGCCATGCATACAAGGATCAGTAACAGGATGCATGACAGCGGCCCAGGGCAAATCAGTTGTAGGTAAATCAACTACACTAGAGGAGTGGTATCCAAGACAACGGACACGAACTCTGCCCAAGGCAGAGGGATCGTTACGGTCTTCTACAACCCCAACGAACCATACAAATCCGTCCTGTCCCATAAAGTGACTTTTTTCAACCATATAAACCTCACAAGTTTGTAAGATTATTTATAATGATTAATGTAAGTCTGGATCACGGCCTAGGCCTTTAATTGGTATTTTATATTCTTCAATTTTAAATTTATTATATGAACCACACCTTGGTATTTGTTCATACACTGCCCAAGCTTCTTCATAGCTTGTTAAGTTATCATATATTACTTTTTGGGTAACAATATCAACAATTTTAAATTGCATAAAGGATATTTAGACAAATTTTAAATTAAAGAAACTCTTTTACAGAAACATACTCTACGCCGGTAGAGGTTTTTATCTCAAAAAACACAGAATCTTCATGTTTTTCTCTCACTGGAACATACTTTTTGGTCTTTTTAGACCAATATTCTACCTCACCATTTCGTAAACGAACATCATCATAAGCATCTGATAGAACTTCGGTGAGCTCTCCAGAGAAAATGTCACCAACTTCGTTTGCAAACTTTACTTCATTACCAATCTTTAACATTAGGTGTATCTTTCTTTTTATCAACGGTTACTTGTACTGTACGATCTTCCCAAGCTTGATGCTCAGCAGCTGCCTTCATCTTATCTCCACGTTTCTTTGCAGCTTTTAATTCCTCAACAAACTTTCCTGCTTTCTTATCTCCTTCTGGAGTTGTGATATCAATGTCCTTTGGCATTGTGATGGTAGCATGGTCTTTCTTATGAAAACCATCTTCAGAAATATTACTTCCTCTACCTTGTTGCCATGCATTATCAACACGTACAATAGTAGAACCATCTTCTGCTTTATCAATTAATGTGCCATCACCAAATCTATCTGCAACGGCATCAGTGACAGCCATACCCATCTTTGCTTCAAAAGTTTTTTGCTCTGTCAAAGCCATTGCTGCTGCTTGATCAACTATTTCCTTCTCTTTCATATTAGGATTTTGTGCTCGAATCAAACCAACGTACTTGTTAAGCCTTTCGCTTAGTGCGAGAAGTCTTGGATCACTCATTTATATAGCTCCTAGTTACCATGTTTCTTAAATTTTTCCAAATTAGCATTTGGGTCTACTGGAAAAGGTGTTTGTTCTTCAAAACCAAGCATCTGTTTCCAGTTATAATGAACAACAATCTTTTCATTTACAACAGCATCATAATATTCTTCAAAAGAATAATGAGTGCCGTATCGTTCATTGTAATAACCTAGATGCTCTTCCATGACAAGCTGTTGCCAAGACTTACTTTCACCAGAACTTTCTGATTCACCGTCCTCTGCAACAATAGTCTCCTCTCCATCATCAATTAGAGAGAGAACTTCTTCTTTTGTTAGTCCTAACTTCTCTAATTTTTCAAGAGCAGACTTTCTTAGTACATTATTGTCCATTTAATACTTCTTCCAAATTTGGTTCACTGAAATTTTCGCCTTTGAGAATTTTACCATCTTCTCTATATATGGGTTTACCGTCATCTCCTAGTTTACTCATGTTAGAACGATGCACTTCAGAGAAGCATTTATCAAGGTCAATACCAAATGCATGGCCGGCACCATAGACTACGTATAGAATGTCTGCTAGTGCATC